TCAACTGATCGCCGGGATCACCAGCGTCGCCGGCGCCGATTCGGCGAGGGTTCCCTGTTGCCGCACCGTCACGGTCAGCCCCCGACCCGCGCGCCATGTGGCGAGCAGCACCAGCGCGGGGTCGGCGACGGTGACCTCGCGCACCTCGCCGTCGTCGGCGCGGACGGTGACGCGATACGCCTCCCGTTCCTCAGCCAGCGCCGCGTCGCCGCCGTCCAGCCAGGGCCAGCCGACCCGGCTGCGGCGGGTCCAGCTCAGCATCACCCCGCCCTCGATCGCGGACGCGCCGAGCGCCACCGGCGACGGCGGCGCCACCGATCGGCCGGTCACCGCGCAGGCCGCCACCGGCGGCGTCTCGCCGCGGTCGTCGTCGCCGACCCCACCCGCCATGATCCGCACCGTGGTGCCGGTCAGCCCCGGCGGCAGGTCGATCGTCCGCACCGCCGTAGCCTCGATCATCACGAACCGGTCGCCCGCCGCCTGCCCGCCGATCGCCGCCTCCGTGCCGCGCCGCCCGCGCCACAGGTCCGCCAGCCGCCAGCGCCCCCCGCCCAGCGGCACCGCGCGCCCGAACTGGATCAGCTCGTCGCCGACCAGGGCCAGGTTGCCGCCCGTGTCCAGCGTCGCCGCATCGGCATCGGCGAGCACCATGCCTTCATGCGCCAGCACCACCTCGATCGTGTGGCGCCGGTCGACCAGCCCCGCCGGCGCCGGTCCGGGCGGCGAGACCAGCGTGCCGATCGTGCCCGGCGCGGCGGTCCGGCCCGCCGCTTCCCAGCTCGCGCCGCCGTCCAGGCTGAGGAGCAGCACCGCCCCCCGCCACCCCGCGCCGCTCCCGGCCGCGACCACCGTGATGCGCGGTCCCGCGAGCGCCGCGTCGCCGACCGGCGGCAGCTCCACCGCGTGGAGGATCGTCCGCCCCGCGACCAGGTCGGCGGCCGTCACCGCGCGGCCGCCCGCCGCCGCGGCGGCGGGCAGGCGCCCGGGCGCGACCGGCACCAGCGTCGCGGTCGCCGCCATCCGCTCGATCGCGACCCGCTCCACCAGCCAGCGCCCCTGCTCGCTCGCCACCGCCACCACCTGCCCCGGCCGCAACGCCCAGCCGGCGAGCCCGGCGCTCACCGTGCGGCGGGTCCGCGCCGCCTCCGCGCGGGCGAGCAGCGTCGCCGCCACCGCCTTGGCGCCCGCCGGCGACAGGGCGGCGGGCAGCGCCACCCGCTGTTCGCGCCGCCCCGGCCCCGCGCGGACCGCGCGCTGGCTGCCCGCCTGCCAGTCCCGCGCGGGATCGAAATGGCCGACGCTGACCACCCGCGCGACGTCGCCGGCGGCGGCGACGCCCCGGCCGCGGCCGGGGCGTCCCCCCTCCACCGCGACGCCGTCGTCCGGGATGGTCGCGGTCGCCGGGCCGCCCCCGTCGTTCAACCGCAGCGCGCCGCCGTCCGCCGCCACCCAGCCTCCCGCCGCCGCGGCGAGCCCGGCGACCGCCGCCCCCGCATCGCCCTCCGCGGCATAGCCGTCGAGGAGGAGTTCCGCCTCGCCCGCCACGTCCGGGGCCAGCATCCGCGCGATCGCGCCTACGCTCACCGGCCCCGCATCGGCGATCACCTCAAAGGTGAGGGAGGGGATGCGGTTGCCGAAATCGGCCAGCGCCAGCTCCTCGAACACCGCATAGGCATGGCCCCGGTGCGCGGGTGCCTGCACGCCTTCGGCCGAGGCGATCAGCGGGTCGGGCAGCTGGTCCTCGCCGCCCGGGTGCACCCGCATCGCGCCCGCGGCCTTCATGTCGCCCGCCGCCCCGCGCAGCAGCTTGCCGTCGGCCCAGACGCGCCCCACCCCGAGGATCGGCCGCGCCGACAGCAGCACCGCGAACGACGCGGCGTAGCTGTACTGCGTCACGGTGGGGCTGCCCTTGCCCGCGCGGGTGTCGGCGCGGCGCTCGAGGAGGTCGGTCGCCCATACCACGCTGCCCGCGACCCGCATGGTTCCGAACAGCTGCGGGATCGCGACGCCGTAGCTCGACGCCTGGACCCGGAGGTCGGACAGCCGCGCCCCCTCCCGCCGCCCGGGGCGGAAGATCACCTCGCGGTCCAGATACTGGCCGACCAGCGTTCCCACCGCGGCGCCGATCGGCCCGCCCACTGCGCCGCCCACCGCGGTCAGCACCATCGTCGCCACGCTCAGCTCTCCCCCTCGCCCGCGCGTTCCGCGCCGAACCGCCACGCCGCCAGCACCGGCCAAGGCGGCGCGCCCGGCCGCATCACCACCCGGCCGAGCCCCGCATCCGCGTGCACCGTCCCGCCCGCCACCCCGATCGCGAGATGGAGCTGCCCCAGCCCCGGCCGCGCCAGCAGCAGCGCGCCCTCCGCGTCCTCCGCGCCGCGCGCGAGCCACCCGTCGATCGTCGCCGCCACTCCCGCGGCGTCACCGCTGCGCAGCCGGTAGCCGCTCGGCACCGGCATCGCGCACCCCACCGCGCGCGCCGCGACCGCCGCCACCCCGACGCAGTCCAGGCCGTGCGCGGGCTCGCGCCCGTGCAGGCGGAAGCGCGCACCGACGCACCCCAACGCCGCCGCCGCGGCCCGCCGTTCCGGGGTCACGCGCCCGGATACCGGGTCAGCAGGTCGATTCCGGGCAGGAACGGCTCGCCGCGGAAATTGGCGGCGTTGCCGAACCGCGCGGCGCAGGTCGCGATCGATTTGTCGCACCCCTCCTCCATCTCGACCAGCGTGCCCGCCTCGACCGCGAAGGCGGGAGCCGCCGCCAGCACCACCCGCTCGCCGGCCGACGCCGCGACCGCCGTCTCCAGCCCGCCGTTGCCGCCGCCGAACCAGCGCAGCCGCCCGCCCGTCCAGCCGCCCTCGACGGGTTCGGCGCGGTCCAGGGTCAGCGTGGCGCCGTCCGCCGCGACCACCCGCGCGAAGCGGCGACGCCCCGCCATCGCCACCCGGCACCGCTTGTCGCCCAGCGCCGCGCGGCACTCGGGCGCGGTCTCCTCGGCGACCGGCCGGTCGAGCACGGCGGCGACCCCGACCAGCTCGGCGGTGAAGCCGCCGTCCCTGATCGCCACCGCCCCGATCGTCCCCTCGCCCAAGTCGACCCGCCGCCCCGTGTCGGTCCAGTCGACCGCGAACACCGCCACGCGCGCCCCGTCCCATCGGCCGGCGAGGAGGTCGGGTTCGGTGATCGCGTCCGCGGTCAGCGCGCCCGACACCTCCATGGTGTCAGCCTCCACCCCGATCGCGCGCTCGATCGCGGACGGCACCATGCCCGGGCTCGCCCGGTGCGCCAGCCCATCGATCACGAGGTCGCGGTCGTGCCCGGTCAGCCCGATCGCCACCCCGTCCCGCCGCTCGATCCGCCAGCACAGCGCGATCGTCGCCAGCGGCCGCTCCAGCCACTCCATGTCTCTCTCCCGTCGTCAGGGTCGGGGTATCCGCGCAAAAGGAAGCGTTGGGTCAGGCGGCGCGAAGGCGCGGAGAGGAGAGCCCTCATCGCGCTTGCCCCTCCCCGTTCGTACCTAGCGAAGTCGAACCACTCCCTAGCCCTCGCGCACCTCGACCAGCGGCACCGACGCCGCCTCGCCCGCCAGATGCGTCGCCCCGCTCACCGTCAGCCGGTCCTCGGCGAAGCGCACCGGCACGTCGAACCCGAAGCTGGCGGTCACCGCCGCTCCCGCCGCCGGCGCCGTGTCGAACACCAGCCAGCCCCCCGCCTCCACCGCGAACCCGTGCACGGCGGCCCCATCGATCCGCACCGACACGCTTCCCGCCACCGGCCGGGTGATCCGCCGGACGACGGCGCCGTACCGCCGGACCAGCGCGAACCGCCGCGCTACACCGTCGCCGGTGCCGATCGCCTCGTCGGTGCCGCGGTGGTCGAACGGGTCGCGCAGCCGGAACGCCCGCGCCCGGCCCATGCGCGCGCGGAAGAAGCCGAGCAGGTCCGCGATGTCCGCCTCGCTCCGCACCCCCGGCCCGACATCGTACCGGGTCAGCGCCGCCGCCCAGTCGGCGCTGCGCTGCTCGTTGCCGCCCGCCCCCGTCAGCACCGCGGTCGACCAGCCCGGGCTCACCTCCACCCCGCGGCCCAGCGCCAGCGGGAACAGCACGTCGTCGAACGCCTCCACGCCTTCCTCCCCACCGCTATCGAAATGGACGAAACCGTCTCGCATCACCTGGGGCAGCGCCCACAGGTAGGTCGCCGCCGTCCCCCGCGCCCGCGCGGCCGCCGCGGCGGCGTCGATCGCGGCCCATTGCGCCGCCTCTTCGGGTCGCGGCACGAACCCCGACAGATACTCCTGCGCCGCCGCCGGATAGCCGAGCCGCGCGGTCGCCGCCGCCACCCCGGCGCGGGTCGACACGGTGTCGCCCGCGGTCACCCAGTCGTAATCCTCCAGCTGAAGCACGTCGAACGCGGGCGCCGCCCAGCCGACCGGCATGTTGGCGCGCCTCCCTTCGGGCGCGTCCCGGTCCAGCACCGTCGGCAGATAGGTCAGCAGATAGGTCCGGCATCCCGGTGCCGCCGCGCGCGCCGCCGCGACCAGCGCCGCGGTGGAGGCGGCGAGGCACGCCCCCGCCCGGTCCAGCGTCGCCGTCTCCGCCGCGCTCTTCGGCCCCGCGATGCTCGCCATCGGCACCGGCGCGAACGCCGCCGTCGCCGCGTCGTCGTAGAGGCACGGGCGCCTACCCTCGGGCTGGATCCACCACCACGGCTCGCCGACCTGGAAGTGCGGCTCCAGCCCCGCTTCGACCGCCACCGCCATGAACGCCTGCGCGACCTGCCGCAGGTACGCCATCGCGCCGTCGTGCGCGGGGCTGAGCAGCGTCGAGGGCGGCACCCATCCGGTCAGCGCCGGCGCGCCGTCCAGGCTGCGCTGCTTCCAGTCGCCCCAGCAATGCGCGTCGAACAGCTCGTAGCTCAGCGACCAGGTCACCCCCAGCCCGATCTCCCGCGCCCGCGCCGCGAAGTCGCGGTGCCAGGCCAGCGTCGCCGCGTTCAGCACCCCGCCCGCCAGGCTGACGTAGAACCCGCCCGCCAGCGCCTCCAAGCGGAAGTAGTGGCTCATCCCCACGTAATGAACGATCCGCCCGCGATAGCCGAGGTGCAGCGCGTTGCGCAGCAGCCGCGCCGGGGTCAGGTGGTAGCTGTCGTCATACCCGCTTGCGATCCGCAAGCCATGCTCGGGCACCACCACCTCGCCGATCGCCAGCACCGATCCCGGCCCGTCGCACGCGATCCCGGTCATCTCGACCCATCCCTCCGCCGCGGCCTCCAGCGGCCGGTCGGTGCCGTCGTAATCGGGCGGCACCAGCGACACGAACATCCGGTCGACGTCCCCCGCCCAGACGGGCACGGCCTCGCCCGGATGCAGGAACCCGCCCGCGACCGCGGCGAAGTCGATCGCGACCGTCGCGTCCTCGGGCGTGCCGACCGCATAGTTCCACAGCCGGACGTACCAGGCCCGCGGGGTTCCCGCCTCGTCGCGGCCCTCGATCGTCAGCACCGGGCCGTTGATCGCGTCCAGCGGCCTCACCCCGCCCGACCGCCACCGGAACCGGAGCCGGCATTGCCGGAAATCGCGCCCGGTCTCGTAACGGAGCAGCGGGTGGTCGTGCCGATCCTCCGCCTCCCAGATCAGCCCGGCCAGATCGTCCGCCTTGTAGAACACCGCGTCGACCCTGAGCGCGTCCGCCGCAATCGTCGTCACCGCCGCCATCATCGGCCGCGGGAAGTTCACCGTCCAGAACCGCGGATCGAACCGCGTCAGCACCCCCTCGTGCTGCACCGTCCGTTCGGTCGCCAGCCACCAGCCCATCGCCGTCTCCTCCCGTTGCACGCGCCGGGCAAGCCCGCCTTCACCCCTCCAGCGCGCCCCGCACCGCCCGCGCCACCTGCTTGGCCGATTGCCGCAGCGCCGCCCCCTGCGCCTCCGCCTCCGCCCGGACGGTGATCGCCACCCGCACCTCGCGCGGCGCGCCGGGACCGGGCGTCTCCACCCGCCCCACCGCGGTCGGCACGAACAGCTCCGGCCCCCGCTCCCCGACCATGTAGGCGCGCCCCGGCCCCACCGGCCCGCCCGTCGCCCGTCCCGGCGAGCCGAGCAGCGACGCCAGCGCCGCAGCCAGCGACGCGCCGCCGCTGCCGCCGCCGCCGCCGCCGGACGAGCCGCCCTTGCCCGATCCCGACAGCGCCTCCTGCAACCCCGCCTTCAGCGCCGCCGCCGCGATCTCCGCCATCACCCTGAGCGCCGTGCCCTTCAGCTCCTCGAACCCGATCTGCCCCGCCCGCGCGGCGCGCAGCAGCGACAGCTCGATCGCTCGCCCGGCCCGCTCGCCGCCGCCGCCCAGCGCGGTCTCGACCAGCGCGCGCAGGCTCCCGACCTCGCGCCGGAACCCTTCGGTGTCGGCGCGCAAGCCCACCGTCCATTCCTCATCCATCCGGAAACGCCTCCCGCATCCGCGCCAGCAGCCCCATGTCCACCGGCGGCGCCCGCTCGCCCCCCAGCGCCCGCACCACGCTCGCCAGCTCCGCCGGCGTCGCCGCCCAGAACTGGTCGGGCGCCCACCCCAGCGACGCGCAAGCGAGCCCGGCCAGCGCTTCCCCCGCCCGGGGCGATGCCGGTCCGCCGGGCCGGCGGAAGGCGACGGCCTCCACCCCGTCCACGACGGTCACCGCCCCAGCACGATCTGGCCGAGCAGCACCCGTAGCGCCGGCATCGCCGCCTGCAGCCCGCACCCGACCACCGCCTCGCCCAGCGCCTCGCGCGTCATCCCCTCCGGCCGGTCGCGCAGGCAGTGCCAGAACAGCGCCACCACCTCGCCGATCGGCAACCGCCCCTCGCCCGCCCGCTCGACCACCGCCATCAGCGGCCCCAGCTCGCCCTCCGCGGCGACCAGCGCCGCGAAGCTCGGCCGCAGCACCAACTCCGCCCCCGCCACCCTGACCGACGCCTCGCCCCGCGCCGGGTTGGCGCCCCTGTCCGCCGCCGCGCTCACGCCGCCACCACCGGGCCGGAGCTTTCCAGGGCCACGGTGTACGACCGCTCGCCGTTGAAATCCCCGGCATAGTCCAGCCGCGTCACCAGGAACCGCCCGGTCACCGTCTCGCCCCCCTCGAACGTCAGCCGGTAATCGTCCAGCGTGCCCGCGAGCGCGCCGGCCTTCAGCCGCGCCTCCGCCGCCGATCCGGTGAACACCCCCGCCCCCGACACGCTGACCGACCGCACCCCCGCGCCCGGCAGCAGCTGCCGCCACCCGCCCGAATCCTTGGTGGTGACGACCACCGGCTCGCCGTTGATCGACAGCTGCGTGGTCCTGAGCCCCGCCACCGTCGCATACTGCACCGGCACGTTACCGTCCCCGACCTTCAGCAGGAACGCCGATCCCTTCTCCACACCCATCATCCGTCCTCCCTCGAACCCATGTTTCGCCTGCCGCTCACTGCATCCGGTACATCCGCACCCGCATCTCCACCGCCGCGGTCCAGCGCAGCGCGCCCTCGCCGCCGCCACGCCGCATCCGGGCGGTGCCCAGCTCGACCACCACCAGCCGCCAGCCCCCGGTCAGCTCGGGCATGGTCGCGGCCAGCGCCGCCTCCACCCCGCCGACCAGCTGCCACAGCCGGGTCGGCCGCTCGCCGGCGTCGTGGACGGTGACGGTCACTCGTCCCTCCGCGCCCTCGCACCCGACCGCGTCGCAGCGACGCAGCAGCGGCGGCTCCACCACCGCATGGGGCAAGGCGGCGCGCACCGGCGGGGCGTCGAACGCCGCGATCCCGGTCGCCGCGATCCCGGTCACCAGCCCCGCCTGGAGCACCGCGCCAGGCGCCCCCCCGCCGTTGATCCCCGCCGCGCTCATGCCAGCCTCGTCGTGCGGAACGGCCGCCACAGCGCCGCCACCGCGACCGGCGGCACCGCGTCGCCACCGCCCGCCGCTCCCTCGGCGAGGTGCTGGACCAGCATCGCCACGCCCTGCCGCACCGGGGCGGGCACCGCCGCCCACCCGTCGCGGGCGGCGATGCCCGCGCGCGGCACAAGCACCCGGCCGCAGAACCGCTCGGCGGTGAGGATCGCGGCGCGGGCCATCTCCTCCACCACCGCCTCCTCCCCCGCCGCCTGTCCCCGCATCAGCGCACGCGCCGCCGCGGCCGCCGCGTCCACCGCGGCGCCCGGCACCTCCTCGTCCATGTCGGTCTCCTCGGGCGGTGCCGGCCCACTCCCCCACCCGGCCGCCCATCAAGAATATCCCATCGGCGGCCGGGTGGGAGCATGCTTGCCGGCCGGCACCGCCATCCGCGTCAGCGGATCAGATCAAACCGCCGCGAACCTCACCAGCTTGATCGCGTTCGAATCCGCCACGCACCCGCCGACCCGCCGGGTCGCGTAGAAGGTGACGAACGGCTTGTTGGTGTACGGATCGCGCAGGATCGCGGTTTCGGCCCGCTCCGCGATCAGGTAGCCCGCGCGGAAGTCGCCGAACGCGATGGAGTGCGACCCTGCGCCGATATCGGGCATGTCGTCCGCCTCCACCACCGGATAGCCCAGCAGCGTCGCCGGCTGCCCCGCCGCCAGCGACGGCTGCCACAGGAAGGCGCCGTCCGCCGTCTTGACCTTGCGCACCCGCGCCAGCGTGGTCGACCCCATCACGAAACAGGCGTTCTGCCGGTACGGGCTGCGCAGGCTGTGGACCAGGTCGATCAGCAGTTCGTCGGGCTTGGCCCCGAAATCGCCCGCGGTGCCGGTCGGCAGGTACTGGAGCGTCCCGAACGCGCGCGCCGCATCCCCCGCGGTCGCCATCGGCGCCGCCAGGAACCCCTTGGGCCGGTTGACCCCCGATCCGCCGACGAACGCGGCCCCCTCGGCGCGGGCGAACTCGTGCGCGATCTCGTCGGCCAGCCAGCCTTCCGCGTCGAAGCACGCGTCGTCCAGCATCGCCTGGCTGGCGGACGGGTTGGCGTAGAGCTCGCCCGTCGGCGGGGCGAGCTCGGCGAAGCTCGGGGTCGCCGTCTCCGGCCGCGCCGCGGTCTCCGCCGCCCAGCCCGACGGGGTGCCGCCCACCGCCACCAGCTTGCGGTACCCGGCGCTGCCGACCTGCACCACGTTGGCGATCCGCCGGATCGGCGACACCGTGCCCAGCGTCCGCGCGATCTCGCCGTCGATCTCCTTGGGAACGGCATAGCCGCCCGCCTCGCCACTCACACCGGTGAACGCCTTCACCTCCAGCGTCTGGCCGGATCGCACATATGCCCCGAACCCCGCGTCCCCGCCGGCCGCCGCGCCCGTCAGCGCCGGCCGTTCGATCACCTCGTTCATGCTCGCTCCTCCGTTGAAACCCGTTCCACCCGCGCCAGCGGCTGCATCGGCACCGCCACCAGGCTGATCTCGACCAGCGCCGCCTGCGCGATCACCCGCCGCGCGCCGCGCCGCACCGCCAGCGCCCGGTACCCGACCGACAGTCCCGGCAGCGCCCCGCACCGCACCAGCCGCGCGGTCTCGGCATCCTCGACCCGCGCCGCGATCCTCAAGCCCCGCGCGTCCTGCCCGATCGCCTCGATCGTCCCCACCGACGGCCCCCGATGCGCGCGCAGCAGCGGCACCGCGCCTGCGCCGGCCATGGCATCCGCGAAGGCCCCGGGCGCGATCACGTCCCCCGCCCGGTCGACCCGCCCGAACACCGCGGCGTACCCCTGGATCCTCACGGTCGCTCCTCCCAGCCGAGCCTCATCGCGATCGCCGCCAGCAGCACCGCCACCACCGCGCGTCCGATCCAGGCGAACACCGCCCGCCACGCCCCCCGCCTGGCGTCGCGCCACGCGGCCAGCAGCTCGCGCAGCTCCGCCATGTCCGCCCGCGCCGCCTCGTCGGACAGGCCGGCGCGCGCCAGCGCCCGGGTCGCCGCCTGTTCCCCCGCCTCCTCGGCGATCGCGCGCAGGGTGACGAGGTCCGCCCCCGCCTCCGCCGCCTGCCGCATCAGCTGCGCCAGCACCGCGGTCACGCCGGCTCTCCGGCGCGGGGGGCCAGGCCGACCCGCTCGCGCTTCTCCTCGGGCGACAGGAAGTCCGCCGCCGCCACCATCGACCACAGCGCCGCGCGGTCCTCGGCCAGCGCGGGCACCCGGTCGAGGTCGACCCGGATCCCTTCCCCGCCGAACCAGCCGCGCAGGCCCTGGCTCACCGCCACCAGCAGCGCGTCGGCGACCGGCAGCACGGCGAGCCGCCACAGCGCGCGGTTGGCCTCGCGGTAATTGGCGTAGGTCGCGTCGCCCGGCAGCCCCATCAGCATCGGCGGCACCCCGAAGGCGAGCGCGATCTCGCGCGCCGCCGCCGCCTTTAGCCCGACGAAGTCCATGTCGGCGGGGCTCAGGCTCATCGCCTGCCAGGTGAGGCCGCCCTCCAGCAGCATCGGCCGCCCGGCGTTGGCGGCGCCCTGGAACCCCGCCTCCATCTCCGCCTTCAGCCGGTCGAACTGGTCGGGGGCCAGCGCCGACCCGTCGCCCGGATCGTAGACCAGCGCCCCGCTGGGCCGCGCCGCATTGTCCAGGAGCGCCTTGTTCCACCGCGTCGCCGCGTTGTGGATCGCCACCGCCCCCGCCGCGGCGGGCAGGCAGCCCAGCCCGTGATGATCGTCCAGCGGGTTGAAGCTGCGGACGTGGATCACCGCCGGCCGCGCCCCCGCGCCGCCGTCGCCCGCGTCCAGCCGCACCGCCCGATCGCCCACGCGGTACCGGTAAGCCGCAGGCCACCCGCCCGCGTCCGCCTCCACCGCCACCCGCTCGGGCCGCAGCGCGAACAGCTCGGCGGCGCCCCCGTCGGCGTCGCGCAGCACCTGGATGTAGGCGTTGCCGTGGAGCAGCAGCTGCGCCGCCGCCACCTCCAGCAACGCCTGCCCGCCCGACCGCCCAGCCACCAGCGCGATCACCGCCGGGTCCCCTGTCAGCGGCGCCGACCCGACCGCCTCGGCGATCAGCTTCACCGCACGCTGCGCCACCGGGTTGGCCAGATAGGCGTCCCGCACCTGCGCCTCGTAGCTCCGCGGCCACTCGCCCACCGCGACCGCTCCCACCCCGGACCGCGACAGCGCCGGACGCGCCGCCTCGCGCCCGGTCTTCCGACCGAACAGCTTCATTTCCCATCTCCCGCTTGCAGCCGCCCTCACCCGTCGCCGGTTCCGCCGTCTCTCCCTCTCCCGGTGGGAGAGGGGAGGGTCCCGCCCGGCGCAGCCGGGTGGGAAGGGTGAGGACGACGCGCCTTCTAGACCACCCGCACCCCGGGCTCTGGCACCGCCGCGCCCAGCATCAGCTCGGTCAGCGCCCACACCAGCGCGTCGGCGCGGTCGGGCGAGCGGCCGGGGCCGTGATACTCTCCGCCCGCCGCCAGCCCGCACAGCTCGTCCTCCAGCGCTGGGAAGCCGCCCACGTGCCGCACCCGGTCGCGCTCGTAGAGCGCCGCCACCGGCTCCGCCCGCGCGGTCTTGCCGCGGCTGGCATGGACCAGCGTCACCGGCAGCCGCGCGTCCACCGCCAGGAGGACGCTGCGCACCATCTCGCCGCCCTGGTTGCGCTCGGCGATCACCCGGTCGGCGCCGTGCCGCCCCGCGCACCCCGCCACCGCGGCGGCCCAGCCTTCGGGGCTCAGCCCGGCGACGCTGGCGTCCTCGACCAGATAGGCCAGCCCGTCGCCGCCCAGCACCACCGCCACGATCCCGCACGCGTCGCCGCCGCGGCCGCCCGCGGTCCCCGCGGGCGGGTCGACCCCCACCACCACCCGCCGCACCGCCGCCGGTCCGGCCGCGACCCGCGCCGCCTCCAGCAGCCCGCGCGTCCACAGCCCGCGCTCCAGCTCGTCGACCAGCTCGCCCTCCAGCTCCTGCCGCCCCAGCCGGGTGCCCCCGTACAGCCCCTCCATCTCCGCCACGAAGGCGGCGGGCAGATGCGGGTTGTCGCGCGTGCCCCCGCGCGTCTCCACCGTGTCCCGCGCCGCCATGATCCGGCGCAGCAGGGTCACCGGCCGCGGCGTGGTGGTCACCAGCACCCGCGGCCGCTCGCCGATCCTCAGCCCCATGGTCAGGTTGTCCCAGGCGGCATCGCCGAACCGCCATTTGGCCAGCTCGTCGCACCACGCCGCACCGTGCTCGGGCCCGCGCAACGCCTCCGGCGCCTCGGCGGAATAGGCGAACGCCCTGGCGCCGCTGGCGAAGGTCAGCTCGCCCGCGTCCCGCCGCCACACCGGCCTCGCCTCCGCGACCGCGCAGGCGAGCAGCCCGCCGGCCCCCTCCACCATCACCCGCCGGACGTCGTCCATGGTGCCGCCGACCAGCGCGATGCGCGCGGCCGGGTCGGCGCGCGCGATCGCGCTCACCCACTCGGCCCCCGCCCGGGTCTTGCCGAACCCGCGCCCGGCGCGGATCAGCCACACCCGCCAGTCGCCCGGCGGCTCCACCTGTCCGTCATGCGCCCAGCCCGCCCAATCCTCCAGCAGCGCCCGCCGCATGGCGGGATCCAGCCCCAGCGCGACCTGGAACCGCTCCCGGTCGGACAGCGCCAGCAGCTTCGCGACCAGCGCCCGCCGCCCGGCTGCGCTGCCCTTCACCACATCGTCGCCGGTCACCGTTTCGCCGTCCGCGCCGCGGCTTCCTGCAACCGCTTCATCAGCGCCGCGTCGACCTCCGCCGCGGTGGGCGGGCGCGCCGCCCTGGCCGACCCGCCCGGTGCGGCGCGCGCGCGCAGCTGCAGCACCTTTAGCGCCAGGTCGGGGTTGAACGGCGCGGCCTGGGCCCGCGTGCGCTCGTCGCCGGGGTTCTCGCCGCCGGCGACCTGCCCCAGCGCGTGGCCGACCAGCGCCTCCTCCAGTCGCACCAGCCCGTCGTCGACCGCCGCCGCCCACAGCCGCGCGAACTCGCCGTCGCGCGCGCGGGCGCGCCACGCGGTGCGGGGGTCGATCCCCGCCGCCTGCGCCGCCCTGGTGGCGTTGCAGGTCGCCGCCAGCACGTCCAGGAACCGCGCCCGCTTCGCCTTGTGGAAGCCGGTGACCGGCACCGACCGCTGCTGGAGCACGCCCGCGTTGCTCCGCCTCAACTCACCCATGTCGCCTCCCCCCGTCCGGCGGCCGTCCCGCGCCGCCCGCCTCGAAAAAGGGCCGGCGGCGCTCCCCAGCGCCACCGGCCCGACCCGCAATTCCTCATCGTTCCTGTTATGTACCTAAACAGCGTCGCGCTGTCAAGCACTTTGTTCCCATTTGGTTCGTCGTGTCCGGCGTTGCGGAAAACGAGAAAGGGCGCCCGCATCGCTGCGGGCGCCCCTCCGGGCCGGCCATGCGGCCGGCGGACGGCTATGCCGATCGGTGCCCGATCAGATGCCGTTCTTCAGGTTGGTGTCGGCGTCGTGGGTGCGCATGTCCTCGGCCTGGTTCTGGCCGGTGTCGCGCACCGCGTCGGCGGCGTTCTCCAGATTGCCCTCGGCCGCGTCGGTCGACGCGTTGTCGGCGGCGTCCTCCAGATTGTCGGCCATCGCCTCCGCGTTCGCCTCGATATTGTCCGCCGCCTGCTCGCGCGGGCTGGAGTTGCATGCGGCCAGCGACATTAGACCGGCGGCGACACCGATCGCAAAGACCTTCTTCATCGACGAAAACCCCTCTAAGTTAAGGACGGCCGGCATACGCTAGCCGCGCCGATTGGCAAGCCGCAACGGCAAATGCGGCGGCCCGCGACCGTCCGGACGGGATGCGCCTCGCCCCCCGCCTCTTCGCGCCGCGTCGGCGGGTTTGCGGCGGGCGCGCGGCGAACGGCGCCCGATGCGTCCCCGCGCGGGTGGACGGCGGGCCGCCGCGGGCGCAGACGCCACCGGTTCGCCGATCCGGGGGAGGCCTTCGTGAGCAAGCCGATGATGTTGACCGATCTGGAACTGCCCGTGCGGCCGCTCAGCCAGCATGCGTTGCGCCCGACCGGTCCCGACCAGGACAACATGGCCTGCTGGTACGCGGCCGCGCTGATGGTGCTGGACCATCGCGGGCCGCTCGCGTCGCTGGCGCTCCACAACGTCCACACGATGGCCCGCAAGTGGAGGAACGACGGCGTCTTCCCGCACGAGCTGTGGCGCCTGGCGCAGGAGGCCGGGCTGGAGCACGCCGACGCGCGCGCGGTGCTGCCCGGCCGCGACGCCGTCGCCTGGCGGCAGGCGCTCTCGACGCTGGGGCCGCTGATCGTCACGGTCGGCGCGCACGTGGTCGTGGTGCGCGGGGTGGTGCGCCAGGGCCTCGACTGGCACATCGTGTTCAACGATCCGATGCCCGGCGCGCGCCGGACCACCGTGCTGCCCCGGTTCGCCGCGGTGATGAACTGGTCGCTGCCGATCCTCTACCGCCGCTCGCCCGAGCGGCCGCCGCGCGCGCAGCTGCGGCCGGTGGCGAACCCGCTCGCCGCCGGCTAGGCCGTGACGGCTTCAGGCCGACCCACCACCGTTCGTCCGGGGGGAGGCTGAGCGACGTCGAACCCTGTCCCGTCCGGCTGCCGCAAGCAGCCGGCCGGAGGGGACCCGTGCTCCGGGACGGCATGCCCGCTGCGCTCGGTACCGCCTCGGCACGAACGGTGTCATACCAAACCGTCCTGGCCCAGCATCCCGTCCGGCCATCGCCGTCCCGGGGGCGGCGAAAACCCTGGCGGGATCGATCCCCGGGCCGCGTCGGCCGGGATCACCCGGGCCGCCGGTCGCGCGGCGATCCCGTGCTCGGGGCATTGGTGGCGACGAACATCAGGCTGAACAGGATCAGCCCGCGCTCGTCGGTGACGTCCATCCGCCACTCCTCGCCGGTCCAGAACGCGTCGGCATGGTCGCGCAGCAGGCACCCCGAATAGCGCACCGCCTCGCGGCGGGCATGGTCCAGGCTCGGCAGCTCGGTGCCCTCCACGTCGGGAAGGTCGGTGCCGTCATGGACGTTGAAATGGTAACGGGGCATGATCGCCGCTCCGGCCGAGGGCAGGCGGGAGCGCACTAGGTCTCTCAGCCGCTGAAGCCCGGGACAACCTTTCATCCAGCGATTGCAGCGCCATGGGCCAGGGATCGGGAACATTCCTTGACCTAAGTCAAGATGGTGCCGCTTCCGGTCACCGGCCAGGCGCCGCCGGACCGATGACCCGGGCGGCCAAGCCCCGATGGCAGCCGCCGCAAGGGCCGATGACCATCACCACCGCCGCGACGACGCCGCCCCGGGATGGTGGCGGCGGCGGGCGGGCTCGGTCTTTGCGACAGGGGCCGGGCGGGCGCGGCGCGGCGCGGCCGGAGGAGATCACCGCCACCGCGGCCGCAACGGCCATGCCCCGACATGGCGGCGGACGGGCAAGCAAGCGCGGTCTTGGTCACGGGGTCCGACTCACCGAGACCCGGGCGCTGAGCGCTGAGCGCTGCACAAGGAGGGCCTGGGTCGCCACCGCAGCGACCATGCACCGACATGGCGGACAGCGGGCGAGCGGGCCCGGTCTCGGCCACGCGGTCCGCCGGGCCGGGCGCCGCCGCCGGGTGGGGAGGAGCCGCCATCGTCGCCGCGACGACCATGGCCCGGCCTCGCCGCGGCGGACGGACTTGGGCTCGGCGATGCGGCCAGAACAGGCGGGGAGCCGTCGTGAAGGAAGAGGGCCGTCATTTATCGCCCTCATGACCATGCCCCGGCCGTGGCCGGGGTGGCCGGGTCGGCGGGCCGGCGACGGGGTCCGGACGGGCGGGGCGCGTCCGTCGAAGGAGAGGGCCGTCATCGCCGCCCCGAGGACCATGCCCCGACGACCATGCTCCGGCATCGCGGCGGGCGAGTGAGCGGGTTCGGTCGTGGCCACGCGGCCCGACGGGCCGGGCACCGCCGCGTAAGGAGTGGCCGTCATCGGCACCCCGACGATCGCCCGGCCTTGCGGCGGTGGCCGGCCGGGCGAGCCCGGTCCCCGGCGACGCGACGCGACGGTCGGCGCGACCGGGGACCACGCGATGCGGGGCGGCTCCAGCCACCCTCGGCCACCGCCGCGAGGCCGGGTGCCCGCGATCCGCCGCCCGCCGCCGACCGGCCATGGCCCGCCCGCCCCGAAGCTCCCCGGCACGGGAACTCCCGCCCCACC